ATGAAAAACGCTGTTGTCCTTCTCTCCGGTGGCATGGATTCGGCCGTCGTTGTCGCTATCGCTCGCGCGCAAGGCTATGCCGTACATGCGTTGAGCGTACGCTACGGTCAACGCCACACCTCGGAACTGGACGCGGCCGCACGTGTGGCTAGCGCCCTGAATGTGGTGGCGCACAAGACCGTCAACGTCGATCTGCGCAGCATTGGTGGCTCTGCCCTGACCGACGACATCGAGGTGCCGGATGCTGGCGGCTCGGGCATCCCGGTGACCTATGTGCCGGCGCGCAACACCATCATGCTGTCGGTGGCATTGGGTTGGGCCGAGGTGTTGGGTGCGGCGGACATCTTCTGCGGCGTCAACGCGGTGGACTACTCCGGCTATCCCGACTGCCGCCCGGAGTTCATCGATGCCTTCCAGACCCTGGCCAACATCGCCACCAAGGCCGGCGTGGAAGGCGCCGGGCTGCGTGTGCATGCGCCGCTTCAACAGATGAGCAAGGCTGACATCGTGCGCGAAGGCGTGCGTCTGGGCGTTGACTTCGGCCTGACCGTCTCCTGCTACCGCGCCGACGCCGCCGGTCGCGCCTGCGGCCATTGTGATGCCTGTCGCTTGCGTGCCGCCGGCTTCGCTGATGCTGGCGTCCCCGATCCGACTCGCTACGTTTGATTTCGCGAAATGCCCCGCATTGAGGTAGACTGCGCACCCCGGCGCAATGCCGGGGCGTTGTTTTGGGCCGTTAGCTCAGTCGGTAGAGCAGAAGACTTTTAATCTTTTGGTCGATGGTTCGAATCCATCACGGCCCACCACAACGATCAGTTATTTAGGCGTCGCCTTCGGTGGTTTTTCCGCCCGCTCCTGAAATCACTCCTGAATTCAACGGGAGTTTCGCTGGTTCCACGGTCGGGACTGCGTGGTCGTAGCGCTGCCGCATTGCCTCCGTTTTGTGACCTCCAGACGCCTTGTCCTCGCTGTCCGTGATGCCACGGTGCTTGATGCCGTGCAGGGTGAAGTGGTCCTCCTCGCGCAGCAGCGGGGGCCGTCCATCTTCCGACTTGGTGGCCGTCTCCATGAGCCGCTGCCACGCCGAATCCAGCGACGACTTGCTGAGCGCCTGTCCCCGCTCGGAGACGACCAAGGGGCGGTTCTTGGGGAGCATCGGCACGATGGTATCGATGCCGTGCCGCTTGTAGGCCGCCTTACGTAACTCCACAAGCGCATCCCAGGCGGCGCGTAGCTCAGGCGTCCAACGGGTGACGTTGTCCCGTGATCCCTTTCTGCGGTTGCTCATGATGCCGGCTTCCGTCGCGTTGGCATCAGTAAGCGTGACCAACTCAATGCCGCGCAGCCGGCACGCATAGGCGATGACCATCAGGTGGCCCAGGTACGGCGCAACGCTGCCCTTCGTGTGGGCCTTCCACGCGCCGCGTTCGGTGGCGAACGCGGCCAGTCGTGCGAACACCTCCGGGGTCGGCATGCGAAAGCGTCCACGTTCCTTCGCCTGCCTGACGCCGATAGCCGGGTTGGAGGCGCATGCGCCGTGCCGGACGCCCCACGCGAACGTGCGACGAAGGTAGCGCAGCAGGTGGTTCGCCTTTGTTGGCTGACCAGGCAGCCCGCTCTCTCCCTTCGCAATCTTCTCTACGACCCGTTGGATGGCTGCCGGGCTGAGCCTTGAGACTTGCAGGGTGTCGAGCGTCGCGCCCATGGGCGTTTTGTACGCGCGCACCAGCTTGGCCTGGTGCTTGTAGCCCTTGCGTGTCCCCGGTGCCAGATCTGCGAATTCCGTGCTGGCCTCGAACTGATTAATGACGAAGCCAACGGTCCCGCGCGCAGCGCCGCCCACACGCGCTTCCATGATCGCGTGCAGGTCCGACAGTAGTGCAGACGGACCCGCGACCATGACCGCCTTGCGCGTCGCGAGATTCTCAAGCACATACCAGCGCCCCTTCCCGCTCTTGTCCCAATAGATCCCCCTCGGTAGCTTCGACTGATCGATGTGCGCCGGGATGTTGGGATTGTGCTTGCTGCGCGGTCGCGGCATTACGCGATGTCCTCGGGGTTGTAAGGCAACTCCTGCGCTTGCGCACCGCTCAAGCCGAGAGCCTGATTCAGCGCGTCGCGAGTTGTCCAGATTCCTCCCTTCCCATCGTAGCGGTAGGGGATGTGTTCGCGCTTTGCCCATGCTTCCACGGTGGCGCGTCGCGGCCGCCGCTGCTCGCTACCAGGCCGGCACAAGTTCTGAAGATCCTCATATGTCAAGATTACCTGTGCTGATTCAGCCATCGCGGCCGCCTCCACTTATTCGATGACTTCCTGATATTTTACGGCGACACGTAATGCGTGTGGGTTTGCGCTGGTTTCAGCATCGATTGCGCTTTCGTAATAACAGCCATAATTTCCGGGGGGCGGGTATTCATTGACGTAGATGACGCGCGGCTCGGGTTTAACGCGATAATCCTGGTTTATCCAATTCCACAACGCCCAATTTTGTGTTAAAGACGCCCAAGACGACCAACCTTTATCACTTTGTAGCAAACGGTGTTCAATTTCTTTGCCATCCACATAAGCCTGCATGACTTCGATGGCGCGCTCAGTCTCAGTCTTGTTCATTCGATGATCCTCAGGTACATGTTTGCGTGGTCTGGCGTAAAAAAATCCTTCGGCCTTAAGGCATCAGGAAAGCGCACATATACGCCCCCATAGCGCACGCATGTAACCTCGCCAATATAGGGATATGTTCCGACCCGGGGCGTGTACTCCACGCGTTGCCCGCGTTTGAATTTAGGCGTATCAGTCTTGTTCATTTTGCTCGATTCTCCGGAAGCTGATTACCCATACCCACGGGTTTGCGTCCCAGTCGCTGCCGGATCTGTTCCACAAGCTTGCGAAGGCGTAGCGTTCTGGGGGAATCGGAGAACCTCCACTTTGCAGGTGTTCGCCCTCGTCATAGAAGTTGGTTTCGCTCACTCCTTCTTCAAAACAATCGTCTGCGCTGATCGCTTGCAGCCGCTCCACGCGCACGTCTGTGATCTCCAACGTGATTCGCGACAACCCAAACGGGCATTGCATGGCCGGCAGATAGCTGCGCTTCCAGGGCCATGCGTCGGCCGCAGTCAAGGCACCGTCGGCATCGTAGATGGAGAGTGCGTCTGTGCCGTCATCGATCTTTTGGTCCTGCACCAAGCGAATTGCTTCGCGGACCCACAGCAGGTCGCCAGGCTTTCCGAAAGGACATGACGCGACAACCTCTTCGCGAGCATTGGGCCATAGCCACCGGTTCGGGCTGTGCGGCTGATCGATCGCCAGCACGGGGCCGAGACCGGGTACGGCAACCGGTTGCGGCTGGTTCTTCATAGGCCGCCGCATCTGCGTCTTGCGCCCGTCGAGAATCGCGCGGACCATTGTGCCGTTGAATATAACCGGCCTCTCAGTCATTCCGCACCTCCTGCGTGCGCGCTCCGGAACGACGACAAAAATCTCTTCGTCTTTTTCTAAAAAAATGTTTCTCTTCGTACCGCATCCCAATAGTCTCCACGTCTTTGATGGCTTCCCAAACCGCGTAGCGCACGAAATCTTCACCCTCTCCGCCGTCGGCTTGAATATCAAGTCGCTTGGTTAGCGCGTTGATAAATCGCTTATCATCTATGCCTGCGCGATATCGCATCGCACGCTCATTCCCCGCGTCAAAACCGGCATCGTAAATCCACGGCGAAATGAGTGCGAATATGCACGCGCTCCCCACAAAAACAAGAACGGAACCTAGCTCAATCACTCCGCACCTCCTGCACTGGCGCTATGATGCTGTGTAGTTGCTGGAGGCTCTACGCCGCGGTTTTTTCGGATGTCGTCAACTAAGCTAATTGCCCGCTGTCGGTGCTCAGCGTTTATCGTTTCAAAATCACGCTCGTCGTCAACCTCACAGCAGTCTTTCCACTGCGAATACCACCATTCGATTGCGCCGTCGCGATCACACATCGGACATGGAATATCATCATCACTGAGATAGTCGCTGTCTGCGTCGTGCAGTAGACCGTTAATGCAGTATGAGTCGGGGTATCTGCCAGCGCCGAATTCGTAGCCTTGGTAGCCGCACATCAACGCACCTCCTGCGCTGGCGACTGGAGTGGCGAGGACTTATCGCCGTCCGCACTAAAGACGTGACTGTTGGCCTCGCAGTACCACGCCAGGACGCGACGTAGCGAGTGATTCTGCCGATCGAGCAATTCCAGATATCCGGCCAGTTCCTCATCGATCGGCACAGCAGCATGCGCTGGCGGTGCAGCGTAGAGCGGGACAACATCATACGGTCGGTTGCCATAGCACTCTTCGCACTCTTCGTTCAAGCTGAGCATCAAATGCTCAGCTTGATGTTGTGTGAAGAAAAAAAAGAGTTCACTGTGTTCTAAGTCATCATAGTCCGTCACTAAAAAAAATAACGGCTCCTGTCGCAGTGGCTTACGTGCAGCTTCCAGCAGCGTTTCCAGCGTGTCTTTTTTGATATTCATGCGGTCTCCTTCGGCGTATCGCGCCACGGCGGGCGGCGAGTGAATGGGCGGATCATCAGCGCGCTTTCTCCGTCAAAACGAGCGCGCGCAGCTCGGATTCCAGATCCGCTACGTCCGATTCCAAGTCATTGATCTCGGCTGCCAGCGCCTTCTGCGCACCCAGGTGGATCATCTCCATCCCACGGATCAGCTTTACCTGATATGTTTCTCTTTCCATTCTTGCAAATTGGACATGCACGCCGTGCACGATGACCGCATAGCCCTGCATCCCGCGAAGGTATTTCACATCGTTGTAGTGCTTTCGAGCCTCAGTCAAAGCAGCGCGTGCCTTCTCCAGCTTCTCGGCAGCTCTTCGCACTGCTGGTATATCGATGGGAGTGCTCATGCGGCGTTCCTCGTGCAGTGTTTGCATATCCGGAGCCATCAGGCGGCGGCCTTGTCTAACGACATCGCGAGCCGGCGCTGCATCGCGGCGACCATTGCCGGGAAGCGCGTCGCGTCGTAAAGCTGCGCAGCGCGGTCCGTGCCGACCGGCAGGAAGCCCAGTTCGGCCAGACCTTCGGCGGTGATCGACATCGGTGCTATGGCCGATTTGATCTCGCCGAGTTTCATGCGACGCTGCGGCGCGTCGGCAGCCGGTGCCGAATATGCCAAGGCAGGTGATGGGGTGGGTGCAGGCGCAGCAGGCACATGCGTTGCCTGTTTCTGCTCATGCGCTTCCGCGGCGCGGCGCGCGGTCTCTGCTTCCTGCTGCATGTGCAGCGCACGGGCCTCTTCCTCCGCGCGGATCTTGGCGCGCTCAGCCTCCAGCCGGTCATGCTCACGCTTCTGGTGCTCGGCGATGCGCGCTGTGGCCAGGTTGCGTAGATCCTCCGGCGACTTGCTTGCGCAGAGTTGCACGCGGTCGGGGAAGAGCACGCCGTAGTCGCCCATCTCCATCTCAAGCACGTGGATGCATGCGCGGACGCGATCGGCCTGCTGGCTGGCGGCGATCTTGGCGTTGGCTGCGGTGGTGCTGACGGCATCCTGCATGCTGCTCAGCGATTTCTTGCCTTTGATTGCTGCACCTATATCTGCCGGCAGCGTAGCCGGCACCGCCAGCGCATGCGCGCCCAGCGAGGCATTGATGGCGGCGTAGTGATCCCGCACGGCCTGCACGCCAGCGGCGACGATCTGGCCGCGCCGGTTCTCCTTCTCGACCTTCACCAGGCGATCCAACTCCAGGCGGATCTTGCGTGCTTCGCCGGACACCTCATCGAGCGTGCGGAACACCGCGTCAATGTCGGCCGTCTGGCCCAGCACCTGCTGTTTCGTCGTGTCGATCCGATCTTCGACACCCTTGCACCACTTCACGGTCTGCTCGGCATCGGCGAAGTCCTCATCGGTCTGCAGGTTGCGGTTGATCCGCTGCAATACAGACATCGCTTCGCCGCGGAACTCTGCCAAATTTGAGGCTGTCACCATGCCACTGACCTGGATATTCAGCGATGGCAGAGTTTGCGGCGCACGCCCGACGACAGGCGCAGCGATTGGCTTGTCCTCATAGGCGCAGACATCCCGCTCAAACTGGTCCCAGCCCGCGATGATGCGCTCACGCAGTTTCGGAGTTGAGGTGTACCAGCAATGGCGCTCCTCGATGAGGTTTCCATCCTCATCCCACTCAGATGCCATGAAGAGCGCGCGCTCAGCACCGGAGACCATGAGCTGCTGCTCCATCTGGATCTGGTGGTAGATCGGAAGATCGGCGCCGGTGCAGCCATCGACCATGCAATCACGCAGGATCGCGTTGAGCGTTTTGTGCTCGAACACCATGTCGCCCGGCATTGTCAGGCCGTCGAACGATGCAGAGAGCTTGCCCTCGACGCCGACGCATGGGTACAGATCCTCGCCGACGATCTTCTCGGCCAGCGGCCTGGCCAATGCCTCGAAACGGTGGCCATCGTCAAAGATCTTCTGCAGGAACCAACTGACTTCGGATTCGATGCCGGTCGCGCGGACCTTCAGAAGGTCGCTGCGCGACACCGAAGGAAACTCGCCAAGCATCACTGGCGCTTCGCTGGCGTTGAAGTGCTGGGCGCGGTGGGCATGCCATTCTGGCGTGCCTTGGATCAGATTTACGATATTCATGGATGCGCCTCCTCGCCATCGGTCTGCTCGTCGGTGCGCTCTTCGTCCCGAGGAGGGTTGCGAATCTCGTCCAACTGCTCGCTCGTAAATCGCGCGCGCGTCTGCAGCATTGCAATCAAGTCATCGGCCGTCTTCTTGCCGCTGGCGATGATGTCCCACCACTTGGGCAGGTTCGCCGTGAAGTCGGTTTCCGAGTAGAGCGGCAGTTGCTTCTCGGCCTGGCTTTCGATCGCGCTGCGGCTGTTATCGATCACAGCGGCACCTGTCTGCGGAATGTCCATAATCTCCTCGGCAATAGGCATGCCTCGCAGCACGTCAGGGAACACGTCGCGCAGAGCAAAGGCGCGGGCGCGCATCTGGCGCATGCGCTTCGGGTAGTTGGTCCAGGGGCCGGCCTTGCCAAGCAGGCCTGCGGTCTTGGCGTCGTCCATGCCGAACTCGCGGACTTCCTCGTTCTCGCCGCGGCGCTTAACGCGGCAGGTGGCAGTCTTCCCGTCGTCCGACTCGGTGATGTACTCGCAGAGTGGCGAGCCACGTACCAGCGCGATGACGGAATCACCCCACAGCGCCGGGCGACCGTTGATGATGGCGATGTTCTGGAGGGCCTGGAGCGGCTTGAGGCCAAGCTCTGCGCCCCACTGCATCGCAATCAGGCAGTTCGCTGGCTTACCTTTGAAGTCCTTCGGCACCAGGTCGCTTTCGGCGAGGTAGTCAGCAAATTTCAGGGCCTGGTCAAAGGTCTGAGGGCTGAGGTCGAACTGTTGGCGCGGCTGTGAGGCAAGCGCGACTTGTTGGTTCTGCGGAATCACGGTTACGCTGCTCACTGCATTCTCCTGCCGGCATTGCCGTCGTGTTGATAGGTGCCCCGTCAGGCCGGGGCCACGCCGGGCTCGATCGCGCCCTACGCGTTGGGGTTCGGTCAGGCGGCCTGGCGGCCGGCCTCGATCAGGCGCTGCGCCTCGGCGTCGGCATCGGCGGCGTCCTGCTGGTCGAGTGTGTCGCCGACGTCGGGCTCAGGCTGCTGCGCTGGTTTCGTCGGCGGCCGCACGGTCAGCTGCACGTCGTTTTGGATGAGTTGGCAGAGCTGGCCGGCCTCCTCGGCGTCCGGGTGGCAGATCGCGCTGAATGTGACTGCGACGCTGCCGCCTTCCAGCGGTTCAAAGCGGAATTTCTTCAGCGTCACATCGACCAGCACCAACGGCTCGGCCAGGCCCAGGCCGCCGCCGATCTCGATCTCGTAGCCGGGGAACTCTTCGTCCCAGGCGATGGCGCCGATCCGCGGGAACTTCACCGCTACCAAGGCGTCGCCGCCTTCGATCAGATCCTGCTGCTCGCCCTTCAGCGCCTTGCGGTACAGCGCTGTGCGCAGGTGCTTGCTGAAGTGGTCCAGCACACCGTTGCTCACAGTTGTGACGATCTTGATGTCGCCAGCAGTAACGTTGTCATCGCCGTGCTTCTCTGCGCGAGGGTTGAAGTTTGCGACCTTCGCGGTCGCGTCATCGAGTTGGAACATGGATGGCCTCGTTGATTAGGTGCCGGCGCTAATCTCCCGCCGGCTGGAGTCGGAGGATTGCCGCCTCCGATCAGCACCTTTGGTCCAAGGCCGGCGTTGCTTGCTCTCGCGGGGTATATATGTGCCGGTACTGCGTAAGGCTTCCGTCCAGCCCAAGGAATCGCGCGCAGTTCGCGGGGTGTCTACTACTTCAAGAAAGCCGCAATCATCGCGAGTCCAGCGACGATTGCGATCACTACGATGAAGAGAGCCAATGAGATCCAGATCGGCGATATAACCCACCACCACGACCAAGCTATGTACCCAGTCAGCTTCAGAACGATGAAAGCGATTGTCAGCAGGCCGACAAAGCCGATGCCCCCGGAAGATGAGGACGAATTTGAATTTGTCATTTCTTTAACTCCTTGTGTCAGCGGATGCCGCGACGCGGCTATGCCGGGAAATTTGGCGTATTCGGTCGGACGAAGTCAGCGGGCAGTCGTGATCGACGCGCAGCACGCAATGTCTTGCGCATTGTGATAAGCGACCAACCAAGCAGCAGGGCTGCAACCACCAGCATGTTCCATGCGTGCACGATCCAGCAGCAGCGGGCCACGTAAAGCAGGATTGCGGATAAAATCAACAGCCCTGCGAACTTAATTTTTGCATTCATAGCGGATCCCAATTCAAAAATACACAAAAGAACACAAAGGTGAGGATGCATCCGGCAATTAATGTGGAAAATATGATTAGCAAAGTGTCCTTTCGATCCTGTCTGCGATACTCTTTCTGCGATTTTTCGAAGTCACTCATCGCTCATCCTTGTCTTTGATGAAGGAAATGATCAGGAACGCTAGGCACAGCGCGACAAGGCCGAGTGCGACATCTGTGCCATCCATTATTTATCTCCATTGCTGTGTGATCCCAGCAGCAAGTCGCGCTTAATGTCCGCAACGACAGATGCCGTGCTTCCCCGACCGCTCAGCACTTCTTGTTTTGCCTTCCGCCCTGCAAGGATCGCCACATGCGGCGCATAGCCCATGCGAATCGCTGCGGCATGTACTGCAGCGAAGGCTGCATGCGCGTTGTCCATGCGTGGCACGTAAGCTGATAGGTGGATGACGGCGTTCATTTCCCACCTCGTGCGCGCCAAACTGCTACTGCGAGTGCCAGCATCTGCACGTTGAATTTATTGGGGTCGAATTTGCCGTGCCGGTCGAACTCGTCAATCAAAGCGCTGGCTGCATCCAATACCGAAGCCACGGCATCAGTTGCCTCGGGCATGTCGTACCACTGGCTGCCAGCACTCAGTCCGTGGTCACGGATCGCCTGCATCGTTGCAATCACATCGACAGGGGCGCTCATGCTGCATCCATCCACGCAGCGAGCGCATCGCGGCACGCGAGGTCCATGCGGATTGCCGCCTCGACCATCCGGAGCCGACCGAGGACCGGTTGCGCCGCACTCCGCAGCGACTGCAGGTAGTAGGAGTGGTGTGCTGCGCTCCAGCGCGGGGCGTTGCGGAACTTTGCGACTGCGGCGAGCGGGTCCGTGACCGGCCAGCGCGGCCACGTCTTCCCGGTCTGCTTTGCGTAGCGTGTTGCCATCTTCTTCTCCAGGCCCCGTGTGCTGGGGCGATGGGGAGAGTAAATCATAGGTTACCATCATAGTCAACAATAATTTACTTGACGGGTCTGCCTCGCCGACGAACGGTATGTCTCACGGCCATTTGTCTGCGCCAGTCTGTGGACTGGGAATACATATTCTTGCGTTGCCCGCGTGTCGCGGGCCATGACTAGGAGATCACTATGAAAATGATGTTATGCGTTGCAGTATTTGCGGCTTCTACAGTGCCGGTGGCGGCAGTTGCTTGTTGCCCATCTGGAGGCACGGGTTCGCCAAATCCACCACTCCAAGCAAGGGGACTGGGGGCGAGTACCCCGCAAGCAGCGAACTTGTCTACGGATCAAAAGTGGCGCATCTACGAGTTCACGCGGGATGGCATCAACTACATTCAGATCAACGATAGCGAAGGAATTGTGCGCGCCGCAGTCGGCAGCATCGATTCGCTTTCATGGGTAATGCCAATGGGTTCGGATGTTGACAGGGTAAACGTGATCCAGAATAGCTCAGCCGACACAGTGATCTATAGGTCTGATCGTTTCGTTGTGAGAGCGGTAAAGACTGGCAATCGCGTGTCATGGTTGATCGCAGCGGCTTCAGACCGTTGATCTAAATCTTCGCTCAACGTTAGCATCACGCGCCTACAGCGGCGTTTGAACTTGCCGCTGTAGGCTTGTAATTTGGCTTGTAGTTGAATTTCAGCAGATCGCATAGCATCCAAATCTAGTGCTAGCGTCGCGGGAGATGTGCATCGCACGCTGACAGAAATTCCGCGTCGGCGTCCCAGCGTCCAGGCTCGCACATGCAGATGCTTGGTGCCAGGCGGCAGTAATTCAATCGCATGCCCGATGCTGCGATGTGCGACGAGTTGGAGTGTGTGACTGTGCTGCTCCATACTTCCTTTGAGCGAAACCTTCACGACATCGCTGTATGCAATGCCAACGAATTCGTCCGATTGAAGGAGTTGCTTCAGTCCAAGGCTGTCGATTTCCAATGGGTAGATTGATGTCACATGTTTGAACAGCATTTGGCTGTTGTTGAATCCCTGTGTGTTTACGTCAAGGGCAAGCGAATAGCGGCCCTCTGCTTTGAGGCGCCTCGCCAGATCATGATACCCCGCGTCGATCTCTACCTGGGCATTTGCGATTGCTTGAGCATGAGTACGAAGCAGCATTTCCGCAGATAGACAATTACATTGTGCGAGCCTCAAGGCATCCTGGCTAGCAATTTGCAGTCTTGAGTGCGTGTCGTACTCTTTTGACACGGCTGACCCGAGCGCCATAAGCACTGTGCCAACAACTGCTAGCGATTGTTCAGCAACGAATACAAGCAGGTCTTTGTTTCCGAGCAGTCCTGTATCGGGTACTGCAAGACCGAGCGAAACAGTGGCTGCAAGCATGCCTATCGCAGCACCTTTCCATCCGTGGAGCATGCAAAGTACGATCGGTGGAAGCAGCATGCTGCCAAGTAGCAGTAGCTTTTCCCAGGGAAGTGCAGCCAACTGTAAAGTTGCATAGGCTGAAGTCAGCCCTGCGATTGCGGCGATTGTGTTCCGCGCAAGATTTGGCGGTGTGTGTGCTACTTCTTTCCTGTTTTTCCACAACATCACCGGTAGCGTAGCAATCATGATCGCGAGGTATTCGCCAATGCTTAAGCGATAGATATACGACACTATGTCGCTATCCATCGGGCCGCCAAAAAAACAGTTCAGAGAAGTGCTGACTACCGCACCCCATACCGCGCAAGCCATCATGAGCAGCGGAAGAAAGCGCGCATTGACCATCGCAGCGGGGAAGCGCATACGGATTGCGAGTGGGGCTAGCGCAACTATAGGGCATAGCAGCAAGGAACTTGCATATGTCCACAGTGGATGCGCGCCCTCCTCATCAGTGATCGGGAGACGGATTCCCAGCATCGCGACCGCATCGCCGGCGAAGATCGCAGGCCAGAACCGATATGGGGCAAAAAGAAGCGCAGCGATGCGCAACCCTGCCGGAAGATATAGCTGATCCTCAGAGTTCATCCATGCGAAACGAAACGCAGCGGCATACAGTGCGGCCGTGAGCATTGTTTGCAAAAGATGTTTCGCCCTGCAATTCATGGACTGACCCCGATCCTTGTCAGTCAAATTACAGCGAGCTTTCAGCTATTTTGTAGACAACTTGCGACTTCTGGCTACTTCGTGAGTCAGTTCTTTTTCTGTGTCAGCGAAGTCGTTGAGGCGTCCTCGCCAGTTGCTCATGGCTGCATTGCCACTAGGCTGATTTGTCGCGGCCTGCGTCGATGCGCTTGATTGCCGCACGGCTGCCCAGCGCAGAAACTTGTTAAATGATTGTGATGAGTCGGCTACTTCGCTTTGTTGTGCAATCCATTCGTACGCCCTGGCAAATAGAATTGCGTCCTCTTGGGTGCCCAGATCATATGCGTGGTCAGTTGTAAGGAGGGCATGCGCACGGGAGAGTATGCGCGGGTCCACTTGGGGAGCAGTGATGACCTCCGCAGGCCCCTGAACATCCTTTGAGCCAGCATCTTTGGGGAGTTGGCCAGCAGTGATCCACTCCATACGCACGCCGAAATGGCGGGCCCATAACTCGATGAACTTTGGATTCGGGTCTTTGTTGTAGCCCTTCTCCAGGCGGCCTACATACTGCTTGCTGGTCTTCGCAATAGCAGCAAATTCAGGCTGGTTCATGCCTGCGGCCTCGCGTAGCTCTTTGAGTCTGTCGCCGATCATGTAACCGATTGTTGACCAAGTTGAGTAAAGTATGGTTGACTACATCGGTAACTTATGATTTACTGCGGCAATGAACCCAACTATTGCCGATGCAAAGCGACTTCTTGGCTTCGAAAAGAACGCCCATCTGGCGCGATTCTTGGGCTTGCCGCGTCAGTCCATGACTAACAGAAGTGACTCGGATCCGATGCCGAACGGCTGGTGTTGGCTTGCTTTCCAAGCACGCCCAGACCTCTTCGGTCAGCCGGATAAGCCCACGGAGGCCGACGATGCGGCCGCCTGATCGCCTACCCACGTCGCAACAAGCGGCTGCGGACCCAGCGCACGGCAAACCAGTTCCCTCCGATACGGACCAGAGCTGTGACGTTTTGCGAGGCATGACGCACTAATTCCATCGGGCTTGCTCTCTTCGGGGCAGGCCCATTTTTTCGCTCTTTCTTCGAGGTTGACGGTAGTGGACACGAGTGGACAGCGGTTGACCGGGCTTCTGCCCGTGAGGATTGAGGCGGTGCCGTCGCCGCGTAACGCGCCCTTCGAGGTGCTACGGCTGTGCAGCAGCGAGCGCGATGCCGTGCTGGTGTCGGTGCGCATGTCGAAGCTGAGCCAGCGCGAGATCGCGGCCCGGATCGGGGTGAGCAAGCAGGCGCTGTCGAAGTGGCTGCGGGAGGGTGTACCCGGTGCTCGGGTGCGTGCGTTCTGCAATGCCACGGGGACGCTACTGCTACAGCAGTACATCGCGATGCACCGTGCGATGCGCGAGGCATCGGGCCAGCGGTGCGAGAACGACCGCATCAACGAGATTGCGGCAATTGCGATCGGGGTTGCCGTATGAACGCAACTACACGTGCAATCCGAATTGTCCAACTGCGCTGGCACATCGCCGGCTGCCTCCTGATTTTGCGGGGGGCGTGATGGCCAACCAGTGGTTCCGCATGTACTCGGAGTTCGCGTCTGACCCAAAGGTGCAGATGATGGGCGAGGCGATGCAGCGCCGTTTGGTGATGCTGTTCTGCATGCGTTGCAGTGACGTCACAGTGACGCTACGTGACGATGAGATCGCGTTCCAGTTACGTATCACGGAACAAGAATTGGCGGAAACGAAAGCACTTTTCATCGCAAAGGGTTTCATCGACAAGCACTGGAACATTGTGCATTGGGAAGAGCGACAGAAGTCCTCAGACTCAAGCACAGCAAGGACTCGCGCCTATCGGAAACGCCTCAGTGACGATGCAGTGACGTCACAGGAACGGAAGAGTGACGCTCTAGAAGAGAAGAGAGAAGAAGAGAAGAGAGAAGAAAAGAAAGAGCCGCGCAAGCGCGCGCCCTCGAAAACTTCCCTGCCTGCTGACTTCGGAATTTCCGAGCGTGTTCGGTCATGGGCAGCCGAGAAGGGCCATTGCCGGCTTGACCAGCACCTCGAATCGTTCCGAGCCAAGGCTGCGGCGAAGGGCTACACCTACGCCGACTGGGACGCGGCGTTCATGGAGGCGATTCGCGAGAACTGGGCGAAGTTGCCGCCGGAGCAGGGCAACGTGATCCCCATGGACCAGCGCCCCGGTGGCGGAAGGAGGGCGCTGTGAGCGAATCTCCGGCCCATGCTGAGGATGCCGTGCTGGCGGGCGTCATGGCGCGCAACGAGGCGTTTCACGACGTTGCGACGCTGGTCTGCGCCGAGCAGTTCACCACGCCGTTTCGCCGTCGCCTCTGGACTGCGATCCGTGACGCGATCGTCTCAGGTCAGCCTGCTGATGCCGTGACTCTGATGGACGCGTTGCCGGACGATGCGGTGGCGGTGATGGAACTGGCCTCTGCCGGAATCTACGGCAGTAGCGTTGAGGTCTACGCTGACATCGTCCGCGAGAACTGGCGGATGCGTGAGGCTGCCGGAATTGGGCAGCGGCTGCTTGCTGGTGCTCGTGGACGGGATCCCGATTCAGTCAACGAGGCTATCGCGGCGCTTCTCTCGCTCAACGCCGAGGTGACAGAGCACGAGTTCACCGGCAAGCAGATTTTGCAGATGGCGTTTGCAATCACCGAGCAGGCGTACAGCAACGGCGGGAAGCTGCCGGGTATCACGACTGGTCTGCGTGAGTTGGACGAGATCCTGGGCGGTTGGCACGACTCAGACTTGACGATCATCGGCGGTCGGCCAGCAATGGGGAAAACAGCGTTCATGCTGGGTCTGGCCGAGGCTGCATCGGCAGCTGACTATCGAGTCGGAGTGATTAGCGCGGAGCAGCCGGCGGCGCAAATCGGCATTCGCCGTGCTTCGCTCGCTTCTGGCGTGTCGGCCAAGTCGATACGCTCTGGATCGGTCCACGAAGAGGACTGGGCCAAGATTTCGCATGGGATCAAGCGAGCGCGTGACCGAGCGGTTTGGATCTATGACCGCTCTGCGGTGACGCTGGACGAATTGGTCGGTGTGGCCCGCAAGTGGAAGCACGCCCATGGCATCCAAGTGCTGTTCGTGGACTATGCACAGCGGATCACAGTGCCGCGTACAGATCGCATCACCGAGGTGTCGCTCGTCGCGCGTGGACTGAAGAACCTGGCCCGCGACCTGCAAATCCCCGTGGTCGCGCTCGCGCAGGTCGTCAAGGGCGTGGACACGCGCAACGACAAGCGTCCGAATGCCGGCGACTTGGCAAACAGCGACGAACTGACACGTGAGGCCGATCAGATACTGATGCTGTATCGGGATGAGGTTTACAACCGCGAAAGCCAAGAGACTGGCATTGCCGAGGTACTGATCGAGAAAAACCGCCACGGCCCGACCGGCTACAAGAAGTTCCGATTCCGTGCCGAAACCATGGCATTCGAGGATATTCGCCGCAGCGAATTGGAGTATGCCGCATGAGCATGACCCCAGCAGCGAAGAAAGTCCGCGCCAAGCGCGCACGCCGACCTGTGTACGCCATCGTTGAGCGCGTGGTGGTGATCGAGACCGGCGAGGAGCGCCTGGCCATCTTGGCAGCGCACCCGATCGACCGAAAGCTGATGCACGAGCGAGGGTATCGCCGTGGCGACGAATTGCGGCTGGAGATCAAGAAGCCGCGCAACGTGAAGTTCCACCGGCTTGCGCATGCGGTCGGCGCGTTGCTTGTCGATAACGTTGAAGCATTTCGCAACCTCGGCAGCCACGATGCTTTGAAGCAGGTGCAGCGCGAGTCCGGAGTGTGCTGCGAGCCGATGGAATTGGACCTGGGGCCGGTACTGGGAAAAGTCGCTGTCCAGATGCCGCGCTCGATCGCGTTCGACGAAATGGATGGCGCCGAGTTCGAGCAGTTTTTCCTCGGCATCTGCGACTACATCGACCAGCATTATCAGTCGGCGATGACCGAAGAGGTGCGCGCCGAGTACCTGCTGATGATTGCCGGCGAGCAGAGGAGGGCTGCATGAAACGCGGTCGCAGCACCGGCAACCCTACGGTGGCTCAGCGGTACCGTATGGACGCAATCCGCGAGATTGGCTGCATCGTCGCTCGCTCACTCGGCCTTGGCCACGTGCCGTGCGAGATCCACCACCTGACGGTCGGCGGCAAGCACGGTTCGCCGCGCCGTGGCCACGACTACACGATTGGCCTCAACAGTTGGTCGCACCGCGGCGAGCCGTTCGGCGGCATGTCTGCGGCGCAGTGCGAGTCGATGCTCGGGCCGTCCTACGCGCGTCAGCCGCGCGCATTCCGCGAGCAGATCGGCCGTGACGACTACCTGCTGGACCTGCAAAACACATTGATCGATCAGCACGCAGCGAGGGTCACATGAAACCCAAACAAATGCGCCCCGATTGGCGCACGACAAATCCGCACTACAAGCCGAGCAAGACGCAGCGTCATGCGGACGGATCAATCAGCAGAGACGGCGGAGTAGTTGCCGATCAACTCAACTCGTTGCGCAACTGGTATGCGCTAAACAACGTCAAGAGCTACAGCAAGGGAGAGTGAGATGAGAAAAATTCCCGAAGAGTTAATCGTACTCGGAAAAGAGATGGTCGGGCTAATGGTGGAAATACGTGAGCTCCGCGAAGACAAGCGCGAGATGGCTGCGGAAGCAAAGAAGTATGCCGAGGAAGCTGGTCGTCTTGCTGCGCTGCTGCACGATGCACAGCGGGATGCGGAGCGATATCGGTGGCTACGTGATAATGCCCCGGACACATGGAATGTCTCGGTCGAGATCATAGAGGGGGTTAGCGAGTGCTGCTTGGCGAGCCAGTCGCTTGATGAGTCGATCGACGCAGCAATGGCAAAAGATAAGGGGGCGCGGGGATGAGTTATTACAGGGCCACCGTAGTAGCAGGCATTGCACTGGCATGTGGCATCTACCTGCTTTTTTCCTTCATTGCTTGGAGCTTCGACGCCGGTAAGTGGTATGAGCCCTACAGAGCCTTAGCTGTTTCTCTGTGGATAGGATTTAACTTCATGTTCGGAGCGGTTCGCAAATGAGCGGCATGACACGCATTGACTGGCGCAAGAAGATTGCCGCTCAGCGCGAGGAGCGTGCGGCAGAAAAGTTGGATCGTTTGCAGCGAGTGGGCAACTACGCCGGCATGGCACCCGCAGTGAAGAAAGCACTGATTAGCGGGCAGGTGGAAACCGTTGAGCAGTTCGTTGCGCGGGGCGGTCGGATCAAGCAATTGCCGGGCATACAGTCCGCGCCGCCGCCACGCACCATCCCGACCTGGAGAAACGTGGCATGAGCAGGATTCTCGCTATCGACCCCGGCACAACCGAAAGCGGATGGTGCCTGTTGGACAACGGGCGCGTCGTGGAGTCCGGGATCTCGAGCAACTACGAAATGCTGACACGGCTCCTTTCTTGGGACGGCTACTCCGGCGACATTCTTGCGATCGAGATGATCGCCAGCTATGGGATGGCGGTTGGCCGGGAAGTGTTCGAGACGTGCGTGTGGATCGGGCGGTTCCAGCAGGCTTGGCGCCAGCCCAGTGAGGTCCGCCTGGTATATCGCCGCGACGTGAAGTTGCACCTGTGCGGCAGTGCCAAGGCCAAGGATCCCAACATCCGGCAGGCGCTGCTAGATCTGATCGGGACGCCGGGCACCAAGAAGGCGCCCGGCCCGACCTACGGCGTGCGCTCGCACGCGTGGGCAGCGCTGGCGGTTGCGGCCACCGTCGCTGGCATCACTCCAGAGAGCCAGCAGGCGCAAGCAGCATGACCCGAGAAGACTTTGAAAACCTCTTGCGGCTGTGGGGCTGGGCGTTCGGACCGCGCCTGCGGGAGCGGGAGGAAGGCGCTGGCATGTACGGAGTGTCTGCATTGGCTGGACTGGGTCGACCAACGACGATCCGGCAGTCAGTGACGATGGACAGGGGAGGGATCGCCCGGCGTCGCATGCTGGGCGTCGCAGCCGGGCTGATCGACGAGTACGGCGTCGCCCATGTCGTACCGCCCTGGACCGTCGAGCCAGTGCGTGGCACGCAGACCCGCACCGGCGCGGTCAAGGTGCTGGCGCCGGACGCGAGCATCCCGGCAGATGCGCTGCGCGTCGAGCAGGCAGTCACGCTGCTGCGTCGGCATGAGCACGACCTCGCGACCGCGCTGCGCACACAGTTCTGCACGGTGCTCGGTGGCCAGCGCGACAAGGCAGACCACCTGGGCCTGCGCCTGGGCGTCTACCGCGAGCGTCTGGCGGAGGCCAAGGGGTGGGTGCGGCGCGACCTCGACGCTTGACGCATTCCGAACGCTGATCTACTATCGGCGCCATTAATCAGAAGTCCGTCAGCGGCCCGCCCATAGCGGGCCGTTCGCGTTTCTGGCATCCATCCAAAAGCCCTGGCCATCGCCGGGGCTTTCGCGTTTCTGGAGCCTGTACATGCCAATCACTGCTACCCAACTTGGGCAGGCGATGGGGTGCGGCTCGACCGTGGCCGCGACCTGGGCCGATCCGATCGCGCGCGCATGCGTGCTGCACGAGATCGACACGCCGCTGCGCCTGGCTGCGCTGGTGGCGACGATCGGGCACGAGTCCATGAATCTGGAGATGCTGGCCGAGAGCCTGAACTACAGCCCCCAGCGCCTGCGCGAGGTCTGCAGCGCAGCGCCTGAGGGTAGCCGGTGGCGCTCGCTGCTGCCGCGCGTCGACCAGCTCGCGCGCAACCCCATGGCGCTGGCTAACGCGGTCTATGGAGGCCGTATGGGCAATGGCGCGGAGGCCACAGGCGACGGCTGGCGCTACCGCGGCCGCGGTCCGATCCAGATCACCGGCAAAGCCAACATGGCGGCGGTCACAGAGCTGGTCGGTGAGCGCGTCAAGGGCGCACCGGACTTCGTGCTGTACCCGGAGATGCTGGAGACCACGCAGTGGGGTGCGATGAGCGCCTGCGCCCTGTGGTCGGATTGGGGGCTGAATGCCCTGGCCGACCAGGGTGCATTCCTGGCGATCTCGCGGAAGGTCAACATCGGGACGCCGGCAACGTCCGCGATGCCCAGCTCCTGGGCGGATCGCCGCGCGCGCTATGTACGCGCCTGCAAGTCGCTGGTGGCCTGACGTGGCCCGCATCACGATGACGCAAGTGGCGGCCGCGGTGCCGGTAGTGGCCGGAATCGCGGCCATGGCCGATAACTGGCCGGCGGTGAAGCTGTTCCTGGTCGATGTCGGCGAGTACATGACGACGCCACTGGCGGAGGCGATGTGGCAGAGCATGGTGATCAGCGTGTGCATCGGCCTTGTGCTGCCGCACTTGCCGCAGCAGATCGGCATGCGCGCGGCCTGGTCCGGTGACAAGACCAAGGCACGGATCCGGTTTTGGAGCTGTCTGCTCGCCATCGCAATGTGCTGGGCGCGCGTGCCGACGCCGCGTGGCATGTGGTACGCGCTGACCTGTGGCCTGGCGGCCATGGGTCTGTGGACCACGGCAGCCGGCTGGATCTACCGCTTCTGGCCGTGCGCGCGGCCAGAATCGCTGAGGCCGAATCCGGACAATGCACAGGACCAGGGAGCCGGCGATGGCCCGCGCGCGTAGCCACAAGGATGCGATCAAGGGACTGCAGCAGGCACTGACGCTGATCGACACGCGCAACGCTAGGCCGACCGCGGGTCTCTTGGATGCGCTGCGGTCGATGGTGTCCGACGCGGTCGAGATATTGAGGGAGCCGGACCCGACCACGCGCAGCGCGCTGTTGGCCGTGGCGATGCTGGTAGAGAGCACAGAGGTCATGCAGGCCACGCGAAACGGCAAGAAGATCACCAGGGTCTCGATCAACGACCAGTGGGCCTACACCTGGGCGATGCATCGCATACATGAGCTGGCGGCGGGCAAGTGAATCATCGCCGGGAAGGACTGCAGCAATGAACCGAATCCTGATTGCCATCGCCGCTGTGCTCTTGTGGTCGGCAGCGATGTTCGGCGCCGGCTGGGCCTGGCGCGGTGATCGCGCGCAGGCAGCGACCGCGAAGCAGGACGCTGGCGGTGCCAGGGAAGAGGCCAAGGCCCAGGCGGGCGTGCGCGAGATCGAGCACAAGCAGGCGACAGCCACACAGGGCGCCGCAGATAGCGCCACCCAACGCGAGGACAAGATCGATGCGGACTACGACCAACGCATTGCGGCTGCTGTTGCTGGCCGTGATTCTGAACTCGGCAAGCTGCGCAAGCAGTGGGCAAGCTGTGAAACCGACCGTCTGTCCAGTGGTGCCGCCGCTGCCGCAGAAGCTGCTGAACAGGACCGACTACGCGGGGCAAGTGCGGCGCGAATTGTACGAGCCTGCGAACTCGCCCAGTCCGAGCGAGATGAAGCCATCGACCGATATCAAGCCCTAAGCGATCCTGCTGTGCAGGTGAAGCCGTGATGGCCACCAGGAAGACTGCGGCCAAACCGCGCACAGGCAAGACCGGCGCGAGTAACGCCGGCCGCCCAAGCCTTTACAGCGAAGCGCTGGCGGATGAGATATGCGAGGCCATTGCGGACGGGGATAGCCTGCGGCAGGTCTGCAAGCGCCCTGGCATGCCTGACCGCCGAACTGTCGATCGATGGATGGCTGCCGACGGCGATTTCGCCGCCAAGTGCGCGCGCGCACGCGAGGAGCAGGCCGAGGCCCATCACGACCAGATGGACGAGATCGAAAAGAAGGTACTTTCGGGCTGCCTCGATCCGAAGGCGGCGAACGTGGTGTTGACGAACAAGCGCTGGCGAATGGATAAGTTGGCGCCGAAGGTGTACGGCGCGCGGCTTGCGGTTGACCACGACGTCGTTGGCAACCTGGCGGACCGGCTCAAGGCGGCACGTGAGCGCACTGCGGGCGGCTGATCCCGAGCAGGAGCTGATCGAGGCGGTCGCCTCGTTCCAGCACGACCCGCTCGGCTACGTGCTGTTCGTGTTCCCATGGGGGGAGAAAGGCACGGCTCTGGAAGGCAAGGCACTGCGTACTTGGCAGCGCGAGTTCCTGGGTGAGGTGGGCGAAAAGCTGCGCGCAGGCGCAGCGGACGCCGGCGAGGTAATCCGAATGGCCCGTGCATCCGGCCACGGCATCGGCAAGTCCGCGCTGGTGGCGATGCTCATCAAGTGGGCATTCGACACGTTCGAGGACACGCGCGGCGTCGTTACCGCCAACACCGACAACCAGCTCCGCACCAAGACCTGGGCCGAGGTGTCGAAGTGGCACGAGATGAGCCTGACCAAGCACTGGGCCACGCTGACGGCCGCGGCGCTGATCAGCGCGGCACCGGGCCACGACAAGACATGGCGGATCGACGCGGTACCGTGGTCGGAGGGCAACACAGAGGCGTTCGCCGGCCTCCACAACGAGGGCAAGCGGCTGCTGCTGATCTTCGACGAGGCATCCGCAATCGCCGACAAAGTGTGGGAAGTCGCCGAGGGGGCGCTGACGGACCAGGGGACGGAGATTCTGTGGGCTGTGTTCGGCAACGCAACGCGCAACACTGGCGAGTTCCGCGAGTGCTTCCGTAAGCACGCGCGGCGCTGGTCGCACAAGCAGATCGACAGCCGGACGGTGGAGGGCACCAACCTGGTCGAGCTGCAGAAGATGGTCGATGCGCACGGCGAGAACTCGGACCGCGTCAAGGTACGTATCCGCGGGCTCTTCCCGTCGATGTCGGCCAAGCAGTTCATTTCCCAGGCGGATGCGGATGCAGCATACGGGCGACACCTGCGGCCGGAGCAGTACAACTGGGCGCCGAAGATCCTCACGCTGGACCCTGCCTGGGAAGGCGACGATGAGCTGGTGTTCAGCCTGCGCCAGGGGTTGATGTTCCGCGTCCTGCGCACGATGTCGAAGAACGACAACGACGTCGTTGTCGCAACGATCCTGGCGCAGATGGAGGACGAGCACAAAGCCGACGCGGTGTTCATCGACGCAGGCTACGGCACGGGCATCAAGTCTGTGGGCACGACATGGAACCGCGACTGGCGCCTGGTCTGGTTCTCGGCCGAGGCCGGCGACCGCGGCTGCATCAACAAGCGCGCAGAGATGTGGAAGCTGGCACGTGACTGGCTCAAGGATGGCGGCGCGATCCCCGAAGACCCGCAGCTACGCGACGAGCTGACTGCGCCGGAGACGGTCGCGCGGCTAGACGGGAAGATCCAAATCGAGTCCAAGAAGGACATGAAGAAGCGCGGTCAGCCCTCGCCGAACCGCGCCGACTCTCTGGTGCTGTCGTTCGCCTACCCGGTGCAGGCGCGCCAGCGCTTCCCAGACGGCACGCCGATGGCCAGCCGCGACCAGGACAACTATGCCGCCGCCAAGGCTGACGGCCCCTACAACCCGATGCGGTGATCACCGTCGATCGCATATCCACAGAGCAGGAGGTGTCCCATTTGCAGCTCGAAACCCAAAGTATCGCCGGTGGCTGCGGCCCCGGTCGTTAGCCCGGTGACCATCGACGACGCGGCCGTCGCCGAGCGTGACCGCGAGCGCCAGCGCCAGCGTGCCCTCGCAGGCCGCCAGTCCACCATCCTTGCCGGCGACACCGGCGCGCCGCCGACCACGTCGGCAAAGACCGCCCTGGGGCAGTAAGCGATGAGCGAGTTGATTGACCTGCGACAGCACTGCCAGCGCCGCAAGACGGCGATGCGCGAAGAGCTGAACGACTGGCTGCCGGATTGGCGCCAGATCTCCGAGTACATCGACCCGGCGCGTGGCCGCTTCAACGACAAGGATGGCAAGCCGTGCAGGCGCAATCGGACCAAGATCATCAACAGCAAGGCGACGGAAGTGCTGCGCGTGATGACTGCCGGCATGACCGCTCACATGACAAGCAAGGCGCAGCCCTGGTTCAAGCTGGCGACGCCGGACGCGCAGCTGTCCGAGCTGTTCGGTGTGCGCGTGTGGCTCGACGACGTAGCGCAGCTGATCCGGGACACACTGGCGAAGTCGAATTTCTACAAGGCCATGCCGGTGGTCTACACGGAAGACGGCATGTTCGGCGTGGCACCGATGTTGGTGCTGCAGGACAACGACGAGGTGGTCCGGTTCTACTCGCTGACTGCCGGCACCTACGCCGTCGGCCTGGACGATCAAGGGCGCGTGGACAGCCTCTGGCGCTGCTACAAGAAGACCGCGCGCATGCTCAAGGACCGCTACGGCGAGGAGAATTTGCCCCTCACCGTGCGCCAGTCGCTGCTGCAGAATGGCGACCAGAAGTACACCGTCGAGTCGCTGATCGAGAAGAACCCCAACGCCCGGCCTGGCATCGGGCCGCTGGGCCTGCAAGCACCGAAATACCGGCCCTACCGCGAGGTCGTCTGGATCGAGGGCCAGCAGGCCGACGGCCACGGGGTCCTCGACATCGGCGGACATTACGAGGCGCCGTTCGTGGTGGCGCGATGGAACCCGGTTGCAGAGGACATCTACTCCGCATCGCCGGCGCTCGATTGCCTCGGTGACATCAAGCAGCTCCAATACCTGGAGGGCGAGAAACTGCGCCTGATCGACCTGCTGAGCCAACCGCCGATGTCGGTTCCTGAGTCGCTGCGCAACAAGGGCGCGAGTTTGTCCCCGGGGGCGAAGACGTACTTGCCTGACGATCAGATGGGCGCGAAGGCCGAGGTGATTTACTCGCCGAACTACGCGGCATTGCAGCAGGTGCGCGAGGAGATTCGGACGATCGAGAACCGCATCGAGAACTCGTTCTTCTACAACCTGTTCCTTATGCTGCAGCAGCTTGGCGACCAGACTGGCCGCACTGCATATGAGATCGCGCAGCGTCGCGAGGAGAAGGCCGCAGTGCTCGGGCCGACGTTGGAGTCACTGACCGACGAGGTGCTGGACCCGGTGGTGGTGCGCGTTTACCGGTTGCTGGAACGCGCCGGTCGTATCCCGGAGGCGCCTGAGGCGCTGGACAGCGTGCCGCTCAAGATCGAGTACACGTCGATCTTGGCGCAGGCGCAGCGGGCGAACAGCAGCGGCACCATCGAGCGCGCGGTGCAATTCATCGGCGGACTCGCGCAGGCCACAGGCAGCCCCGACGTGCTGGACAAACTGGACACCGACCAGACGGTGGACGTCTACACCCGCGGCATCGACGTGCCGGCGTCGATGATCCGTTCGGACGACGCGGTGGCAAGCATCCGCGAGGCGCGCGCGCAGCAGCAGCGCATGGCGCAGCTCGCGCAGATGGCGCCAGCGCTGAAGGACGGTGCCCAGGCAGCCAAGGCGGCCAGTGACGCGGTGCCGCAGGATGGGTCGATCGCCCAGACGCTGGGCTCCGCGTTGGCTGGGGCTGCCCAGTGACACACCCGCTGATCCGCAGCAACGACGCCGAGCGCGCGGCCAGACTGATCGAGAAGATGCAGTTCAAGCAGCTGCAGGACGACGTCCGGGCGGTGTTCGACCTGCCGGCCGGCCGCCGCTTGGTGTGGGCCTTCCTTCAGGCCATGGGCATCGACGGATCGCCCTTCAACACGAACGCCATGGCGCAGGCGCGCGCTATCGGCAGACAGGAGGCGGCGCAGTGGTGGCTGCACGCCATCCGCGACAACTGCCCGGAGCGCGAGTCGCAGATGCGCACCGAGGCTAACAAGGCCCAGAAGCAGCTGCAGCAGCAGCTCAACGCAGCAGAGGAAAACGAAGATGACGAGTGAGAACACGACCGACACCGGCAATCAAAATCCCGGGGAAGGCGAGCAAGGCACCAACGACGCCGCGAAGCAGCAGGGGGACCAGGCCACCGCGCCGGGCACCACCAATGGTCAGGGCAACGAAGGTGGCAAGCAGGAACCGCGCGAGGACGGCAAGTCCGAGGGCGGCAAGCAGGAAGGCGGAGAGAAGCCCGCCGGTGCACCGGAGCAATACGCGCAGTTCAAGCTGCCGGACGGTTTCGCGCTGGAAGGCGAGCGGCTGAAGACCGCGACCGAGTTCTTCACGGGCAAGGGATGGACACAGGAGCAGGCCCAGGAGGCCATCGACCTGTACACCCGCGTTGCCGGCGAGGACGCGAACGCGCTGCAGACCGCGCTCAACTCTCAGCGCAATCAGCAGATCGAGGAATGGGGCGCGCAGGCAAAGTCCCAGTTCGGCGACAAGTACGACGAGCACGTCGGGCTTGCACGCACCGCAGTGAAGGCGGTGAACGATCCGGCGCTGACCGCAGCATTCGAGGAACTGGGGTGGGGCAACCACCCGGCGCTGATCAAAGCGTTCTCGTTCTTCGGTAGCCTCGCCCGCGACAGCAGCATGGATGGCCTGGGCGGCAGCACCGCGCCCAGCAGGTCCGGCGACCTCGCAACTCGGTTGTTCGGCGACGGCAAGTAGTACCCACACAACACCCTGACCATACGGCCCCGACAGGGGCTTTTTTATTGGAGAAAGCACTATGGCTACCATTGGTGGCGATGCAGTAACCCTGCTGGACGTTGCGAAGCGTCTGGACCCGGACGGCAACACCGCGGATATCGCGGAGCTTTTGACGCAGAACAACGAAATCCTGCAGGACATTCCGTGGTACGAGGGCAATCTGCCCACCGGCCACCGCGTGACGCAGCGCTCGGGCCTGCCGGCGGCTTACTACCGCAAGATGAACGCGGGTATCCAGAAGTCGAAGAGCACCACTGTGCAGATCGACGAGGCATTCGGCGAACTGACCGCGCTCTGCGAGATCGACAAGTCGGTTGCCGACCTCAACGGCAACACCGCCGCGTTCCGCCTGAGCGAGGCCCGCGCCTTCATCGAGGCGATGAACCAGACCTTTTGCCAGAAGCTGTTCTACGGCAACATCGCCGCGAACGGCGAGGAGATACTGGGCCTGGCCCCGCGCTTCAGCAGCATCACCGGCGCGGACAACGGCGTGAACATCATCGACGCCGGCGGCACCGGCTCGAACAACACGTCGCTGTGGCTGGTCGGCTGGTCGGATCACACCGTCTGGGGTGGCTTCCCGAAGGGGTCTAAGGCGGGCATCCAGTTCAACAAGGGCGCCGGCGACGACTGGGCGTTCGACGCGAACGGCAACCGCTTCCGCGCCTACATCGACGACTACAAGTGGCAGAACGGTTTGGTGATGAAAGATTGGCGGTTCGTCGTGCGCGTGGCCAACATTGACACTACCGCGCTCACAAAGAACGCAGCGTCCGGCGCGGACCTTGTGGACCTGGTGGCGCAGGCGGTCGAGAAGATCCACAGCCTGACCGGCGTCACCCCGCGTTTCTACGGCAACCGCACCCTGTCGTCGTTCTTCCGCCGACAGATCGCGAACAAGATCGCCCAGTCCACCCTGGCATGGGGCGACGTCTCCGGCCGCCGCGTGATGATGCTGGACGAGGTGCCGTTCCGCCGCGTGGACGGTCTGCTGAACACCGAAGCCCGCGTGGTCTAACAGGAGAATCACACTATGTTCCTCGACGCAAAAAACGAGTTCTCGACGGCGCAGACCATTGCGACCGCGGTTTCCACCAACGTGATCGACCTGACCCCGCTGAAGGCCGCCGCGCGCGACATCGGCGTGGGTCAGCCGATCTACTTGGTGCTGACCACCCCCGCCGCCCTGGCCGGCACCTCGCCGACCCTCACCGTCGCCCTGCAGACCGACGACAACGCGGCGTTCTCCACCCCAGCCACGCTGTTCACCAGCGCGGCGCTGGCGCCGGCCGACTTCGCCAAGGGTCCGATCGTGATCCCGCTGCCGAGCGGTGCCGAAAAGTACCTGCGGCTGAGCTACACCGCAGGCGGCACCGTCACCGCCGGCACCGTCACCGCCGGCCTGACGCTGGATGCTCAGCGCTGGAAGGCTTACCCGCGCAACTACGTGGCCTAAAGGAGGGCTGGCACATGGGCATCAAGGTCAAGGCCATTGCCGAGGGCTACTACGGCGACGTGCTGCGCGTTCCGGGCGCCGCCAACGCGGAGTTCGAGATCGCCAGCGAGGACGAGTTGGGCAAGTGGATGGAGCCGGTCGATGCGCTGGCGGCACCCGATAATCTGGAGGCCGATCCGTTCCTCGAACGGACGGTCGCCGAGATCACAGCTGATCTGGCGTCGCTCACGCCGGAGCAGCTGGTCAGCTACCGCGACGAGGAGGCGAAGGGCAAGGCGCGCAAGGGCGTGCTGGATGCCATCGACGCCGACACCGCCGCGCGCTCGGCCGAAGCGTAATCCACCCATCCACCGCAGCAGAGACAGGGGGCGCCTTCGGGCGCCCTCTGCATTTCTGGGAGTGATCCATGGTCTCTAAGGTCGACATCATCAACCTTGCTATCGGCAAGCTGGCCCAGGACGTGGGCATCGCCGCGATCACTGATCGGTCCAAGGAGGCGCGCGTATTTGGACGTTTGTGGGGGCCGTGTTCCGATCTAGTGCTGGTCGAACGTAACTGGCCGTGGGCGCTGAAGGCGCAGCGTGGCGCCGTTGCGGCTGATGCTCCTCTTCCCGGGTGGCAGTTCCGCTACGCAACCCCGGCAGATTGCCTGCGCGTCGTGGCCGTCACCGACGAGCAGGGCATGCGTGCAACGCGGCGGATGTCGATCTGGTGCGACCAGCAGGCCGCGGCGCAGCACGCATACGAGTTTGAGCGCTGCTATGGCGACAGCAGCACCAGCATCCAGACGGATTTGGAGCAGGCTTGGATCGTGTACATCTGCCGCGTCGATGACACCGAACGCTTCCCTCCGCACTTCGTGGACGCGTTGGCCTGCAAGCTGGCCGAGGAAGCGGCATCGCCAATGATCGGCGACCGCGGCATGAACGCGAAATCGAATCTCAAGCAGCTCTATCAGATGGCGCTGAGCGCTGCCGCAGCGGTCGAGTTCAACCAGGCCGAGCAGAACGCCGAACCCATGACGCAAAGCCTGGCGTCGAGGATCTGACATGCCCCGATTTACACAGCCCACCCTTTCCGGCGGCGAGCTCTCGCCGGGCCTGCATGGGCGTATAGATCTCGCACGCTATGCAACGAGCCTCAAGACCTGCAGGAACATCATCACCAAGCCCTCGGGCGGCGCGACAAAGCGCCCGGGCCTTCTGTTCCGGGGCAGTGTCAAGTACAGCGACCGCGCGACCCGGATTATCCCATTCATTTATTCGACCTCGATCAACTACCTGATCGAGATGGGCGATGCCTATCTCCGCTTTTGGGTCAATGGCGTGTTGCTGCGCGACGGCAGCAACAACATCGTTGAGATCGCCACGCCATACGCCGGCAGCATGATCTACGACGTGCGGTTCACCCAGTCGGCGGACGTGCTGTACATGGTGCATCCCAGCGTCTCGCCGAAGGAGTTGCGTCGCATCGCCGCGACTACCTTCGTGATCGTGGACTTCGCGTTCAAGCGCGGCCCCTTCCGCCAGCCGAACACGAACGACGCCTACTTGCTAGTTGCCTCCGCCGCCACCGGCGTCGTCACCGTAACCTCGAACGTGGACGTGTTCACCAGCACGATGGTGAACAGCCTGCTGTACATGGAAGAGAAGGAACTACGCGGCATCAAGCCATGGGTATCCGGTGAGAAGAACCCACTGATCGGCACGATCCGCCGATCTGATGAAAAGGTCTACAAGCTGGTCAGCATTCCATCGAGCTTGGGCGGCAAGGGCACGCCGTTCTACCAGACCGGCGGCACCCGGCCGGTGCACGACTCGGGTCGGGCATTCGACGGGCCGCAGGACATCAAGGACGATGGCGTAAATACCTACGCTACCGGGGTAGAGTGGGAATTCCTGCACAACACGTTCGGCATCCTACGCATCCAGTCGGTGACCGATGCACGGACCGCCACAGCGGTCGTGATTGAGCGCTTGCCCGACAGCGTCACAGGCACGATCTCCACCCCAGGCAACACATGGTCCATCACCGGCAACGGATCCCAGACCACTTTTAACATCCCTGGGGCCACGTCGGCTTCGGAGGCTAGCTATGCCGTCTCGATCGCCGGCGCGCCGGCGCAGCCGAATCCAGGCTATGGCGGACGCAACACCGACTACTGCGTGGACTATGACGCATTGCTGCCCGATGGGCGGTTGGTCCGCGAGCTGAAGGTTGGTGATCTCGTCGAGTGCGTGGAAATTGCGAGCGGGGAGCGCTCGTTGCAGCCGCTCCTGGCCATGGTCCTTGGCGAGGAAGACTGCTACCGGGTCAGCACGAACCACGGCAGCGTGGTGCAGAGCGCCAGCACGCCGATGGATCTGATCGACGGGCGCGTCGTCTCCACGCGGCAGATCGGTGGCGAGCAGGTGCTGACGCACGCACACGGGTTCGAGCCAGCGAACTTGACTGATGTCGGCCGCCGCCGCGTCTGCAAGCCGGACTTCGGCAATCGCATGTTCTTCGCCGGCGAGCGCAGCGATTCGACGATCGCGACGCACAACGCACAGTACAAGCCGTAGGAGGCACCCATGGCACAGGGTTGGACTATCAACGCCGTCGCGGACACGATCACCTTCTACGAGCCGCCGGCGGCCGGCGCCGCGATAAGCGTGCAGGAGTTCGGCGCATCAGGATCTGGCGGCACGTACATCTGGGCCGTCGGCGCCTGGTCAGAACGCTTCGGCTACCCGTGCGAGGCCGAGTTCTTCAATGATCGGCTGTGGTTCGCAGGATCAGTTGCGGATCCGCAGACGGTCTGGGCGTCGAACATCGGCGACTACAACAACTTCGGTCGCAGCTCGCCGATCGTGGATAGCGATGCGGTCTCTTTCACGATCAACGCGCGCCAAGTCAATGCGATCCGCGACCTGGTGCCGCTAGACAGCCTGCTGATCATGACCACCGGCGGCGAGTACAAGGTCACAAGTGGCCAGGACGACGTGGTCACGCCATCGACCATCGGCGTCAAGCCGCAGTCGAACCACGGCACCGGAAATACGCGGGCCAGGGTGACCGGCGAGACCGCTCTATTCATCAAGGAGCAGGGGCAGCACGTCCGCGATCTGGGCTATCAGTTCGAGAAGGATGGCTTCCGCGGCCAGGACCTTTCGATCTGGGCAGATCATCTGGTGGAGGGCTACAGCTTCACGCAGTTGGAGTTCGCGGCCTCGCCGTGGTCGGTCGCGTGGATCGTGCGCAACGACGGTGTGCTGATCGGCTGCACCTATCTGCCGGAGCAGGACGTCACCGGTTGGCATCGGCACGACACCCAAGGTGAGATTCTGGACGTCTGCTGCCTGCCGAGCCAGAAGGAGACGCAGACCTACGTGCTGGTGAAGCGCCAGGTGAACGGTCAGGCCGCGCAGTACATCGAGCAGATGGCGCCATCGCGTTATGACAATCCTGCCGACTACAAATATGCCGACTCGCTGTTGACCTATGACGGACGCAATAAGGGTGCAACCACTGTGCAGCTCGACAGCGCCAGTGGAAGCTGGACGGAGGATGACCCGATCACGCTCACCGCGAGCGCACCGCTGTTCGTTGGCGGATCGGACGTTGGCGATGGGTTCGTCATAAACATCGGCGACGTGCGAGTACGCGTGCGCATCACCAGCTACACCACGGCGACCGTCGTGACGGTTCGCTCGATCGGGACGATCCCTGCGGAACTGCGCGGCGTGGCCACCTCCGACTGGATCTTGCAGCGCGACAGCATCAGTGGCTTGGACCACCTTGAAGGTAGAGAGGTGGTTGCACTGGTGGACGGGTCGGTGCACCCGCTGCGCACGGTATCCGGCGGCTCGATCGCCCTGGACACCCCAGCCGGCGTCGTGCAGGTCGGGCTCGGCTACCGCGCGCATCTTGAGACGCTGGAGGTCAACGCCTCGGGCGGTGAGCCGATGCGCCCCATGAAGAAGCTGACGTTCCAGATCGCGATGCAGGTGCGCCGGACGGTCGGCGTCTATTTCGGCACCAGCCTGGATCGGCTGGACCCCGTGGCTCAGCGCGAGTTCGAGGACTACGACGACCCAACAAGCCCCTCCGATGGCGTGCTGCAGCTGCCGCTGAGCGCACAGTGGGGGCAGGACAACGGCCACGTCCACATCGTCTCGGATGATCCACTTCCGATGGAAGTGCTGTCGATCATGCCAAAGATCGCGGCGTCGGAGACGTGATGGCGCGCGCCGAGATCGTCAGCGCCACGACGGCGCACATCGATGCGATCGCCGCGTCGCCGCGTCTGGCAGACGTAGCCGAGCTATGGGCCTGCTGTAGGGTCACCCCGGAAGAGGCAATGCGACATAGCCTGGCGGCTTCCCGACATGCCTATACCGCGATGCTTGGCGGCATGCCGGTGTGCATGTTCGGCGCCGCCGCCTACTCGATCCTGAGTAGCAAAGGCACGCCATGGATGGTGGGTTCCACTGGACTGCAGCCGCTAGCGGCCCAGAAGGAGTTGGTGCGGCTTTCGCGCCCTGTCGTGGACTTCATGCAGGGCGAGTTCCCCGAAATGCTGTTCAACCTCGTGGATGAACGCAACACCGCCGCCAAGCGCTGGCTGCGCTGGCTGGGCTTCACCTTGCTTGCGCCGATCACCTACGGACCGGACTCGCTGCCGTTCCGCCCGTTTTACCGCCGGAGTCCATCCCATGTGTGAAATCACAACCGCCACCGCGGCCTGGCTCGCGATCGGCGCGACCGTCGCAACTGGCGCCTACGCTGCCGACCAGCAGCACAAGCAGGGCCAGGCGCAGGCCGAGATCGACGAGAACAACGCTCGGCTGGCGCAGGCGGAAGCCGACAACGTCAACGCGCAGGCCACCCGCGAGTCGGAGGAACAGGCCTGGCGCACGCGGGCACTGATCGGCCAGCAGCGCGCAGCCATCGCATCGAACAACATCGACCCGACGCTGGGCACGCCATCGGAGATCCTGGGCGAGACGGCTATGTTCGGCGAGGTCGACCAGCAGACCATCCGGCAGAACGCGGCGCGCCAGGCATGGGGTTACAGCGCGCAGGCGACGAATTACCGAAACCAGGGCAGCATCGCGCGGTGGTCCGGCAACTCGCAGGCCACCGGAACAATCCTCGGGTCGCTGGCGTCCGCAGCCTCGATCTACGGCGGCGCGAATGCTCGTTCGGCCGCGCGCGGGTATGGCGGATCGAACCTTGGTGGCAGCACTTATGGCCGCTCCAACGTCTACGCTGGAGCCTGGAGCGCCTGATGGCCACGATCATTCCCCGCAGTCCCGGCCCACAGGTCCAGGTGCAGGCCGCGCCGAACGTGCGCAACACGGCCCAGCTCGATTACTCGCCGTCGATCCGGACCGGCGAAGTCCTAGGCGGCGCGGTTGCGCAGTACGCCGAGCGCGAGAAGCAGAAGGCGGATCTGACCGCGGTTATGGCGGCGCGGCGCCAGCTGTCGGACTGGGAGGGCAACACCTTCCGACCCGACAACCCGGACGGCATCGCAAAGTACCAGGGCAAAGAATCCCTCAACGCCGCAAACGCACTGCTGCCGGACCTGGACAAGCATGTCGCTGACATCCGCACGGGCCTCACGCGCGACCAGCAGGCGAAGTTCGACCAGGTGGCTTACAGCTTCCGCGACACCGTGCAGAACCGCGTCGCCAACTACGCCGATCGCGAATACGCCGGGTACGAAGCCGCCGAGCGTAAGGCGACGATGGAGAACGTCTCCCAGGACGCCGTCAGCGCTGCGGTCTCGGGCGATTACGGCCTGGCCGAGACGCGCATGCAAGAGGTGCTGGGCATCGCGCGCGCGGCGTATCAGACGCAGGGCTACGGCGAAGAGGCGATCAAGGCGAGCGAGCGCGGCATCGTGTCGTCCGTGCGCCGGCAGACCGTGGTCGGCATGATGACGCGCGACCCGTTCGCTGCCGAAGCTTACTACCAGCGCTTTGCCGACCAGATGAACCCGGAGGATCGGGCTGTCACCGAACGCACGCTGCTGCCCTACGTCGAGGACCGCCAGGCCGATGCAGACGCAACTTGGGCAGAGCGGGGCGGCGCCGACCCGGATCATGTGCCGGCGGCGCGCGGCCAGCCCTCGCCGGAAGTCGCCGCGGCGCTGGACGAAGCAGCGACGAAGCACGGCGTTCCGCGCGAATACCTGTATGCCCTGGCCGAGCAGGAATCGGGGTTCAATCCGAAGGCGAAGAACCCGCAGCCGCTGAACGACGGCGACCATGCCGAGGGGCTGTTGCAGTACCGGCGCACCACGTCGGCGCAACTGGGGAACTTTGACCGTTCCGACGCCCGTGCATCTGCCGACGCCGCAGCGCGTCAGTTCAAGGAACGCATGGAGAAGGGCGGCCCGAGCTACGCGATCGCCGCGCACTTCGCTGGCGATGATGGCGCCGATGCTGTGGTCAACCACGGGCGCGTGGAGGACAACCCGAAGACGGCGCTGTACGTGCGCGAGGTCAGCGGCCGCGCTGCACGCTGGCGGGCGGACAGTGCGAGCGCAAGTGACGCCAGCGGCGGGGCACCGGTCGCGGCAGGGCCAGCGGCGACGAAGGGCGATGCCCTGGCGCGCATCGAGAGCATCGCCGATCCGCGCCGGCGCGTGGCTGCCGAGCGTCGGCTGAAAGACCGTTGGGAGGTCGCCAAGCTGCAGCTCGAGGACGCGGACAAGACCACGGGCCTGTCGGTCTACCAGAAGGTGACCCAGGCCAGCGCCACCACGCCGCTATCGCAGATCCTGTCCCCGGACGAGATGGCGCTTGTGGGGCGCACAGCCAGCCTGAACGAGTCGATCGATCGATTCCGCAAGCTGCAGGCCAGCGGCACGATTGTGCAGGACGATCCGGTCACGGTCGATCGCCTCTATCGGCTGCAGGCGACCGATCCCGGCGCCTTCGCCCGCACGAAGTTGGCCGAGTATGCCGACAAGCTCAGCGGCGCCACGATGAAGAAGCTGGCCGACGATCAGCAGCAGGCCAGCAACGCGGCCAAGCGCGCAGACTGGCTCACCGATGACCAGCGACTGGGCCGTGGCTATTCCATGCTGGGCATCGGGCACGAGGGCGACGCTATGGGCAAGGGATCCGCCACCACCAACGAACCGCGGGAAAAGCTGCGTGGTGAGTTCCGCATCGCCTACAACAACGCCATGACGGCCCTGATGCAACAGAGCGGTCCCAAAAAGCCGACGCCGGAGGAATCCGATGTGCTGGTGCGGACCGTGGCGAGGCAATTCGCACAGCGCCTGCAGGCAGGCCAACTGGGCGTCACCCAAGACGACAAGGGCAAGTTCAAGGACGACCCGAAGGTCAAGGCCGGGATCTACAGCATCGCCGCGCAGTACCAGCTTCAGATCAGCGAAGCAGACCGCGCCGCGGTGCGCAATGCCTACAGGGCCAAGTACGGGAGCAACCCCACCGACGCGTGGGTTACCCAGTACATCACCACGAAGCGAGGTGCCACGAAGTGACCGACAACTTGCTGGACGGATTCGACGACCTCGCCGACCAGATCGAGGATCAGCGGAAGCAGCGCCTGCGTGCCGTCGCGGTCTCCACCGGCGGCCAACGCCCCGACGATGCTGCCCGCGCCAACGACATCGCCGGGCGCCGCGGCTTGCCGTTTGGTGTCGTCGCCGACAACCTGCAGGACTTCCACGAGCAGGACCGGCTCGACGGCCTCGATGCGGTGGGGCAGCGCGCCCCCGTCGTGGGCCAGTTCCTTTCGGACCCGCGGCGCATGGCGCTTGCCGGCGACGAAGCGCCCGGCCTGGAGCGGCTATCCGGCAGCCTCGCTGGCACCCGTGAGCCGGAGGACATGGGGTTCTTCCACCGCACGATCCGCAACCTGCTGCCGATCAGCGACAGCACCTACAACAACACCGTGGGCGCCACGCTGGACTACATTGGGGCCAGGTTCCAGGTCGCCGACGCCAAGATGTTCTCGACCGCGGCGCAATCGCTCGGCCGGGTGCTGTCCTTCGCCAACTCGGCCAACCGACTGACCGCCGACCTGTACCAGCGTGAGGCCACCGCTGCGGGCGCGCGCGGCGATACCGACAGGCAGGACGCGCTCATGCGAGCTGCGGCCGCTTTCCGTGACCCCATCGGTGTGGAGCGTTTCGCCAGCGGTGCGAAGGACTTCACCCGTGATTTGACCGCGCAGCAGCAGGCCCTCGGCAGCCAGTCGGCGCGGCCGGCAAGTGTGCGCGCAGCGATCGACGCCCCCGGCAACTCGCTGCGCTACTACGGCGGCATGCTGGCGGATTCTGTGCCGGCCATGCTGTTCGCGATGGTCACCCGCAACCCGGAAGCCGGCGCGGCTGCCATGGGCGCCACCACGGGCATGCAGACCTACGCGGACCGGGTCAACGAGGGCGCGAGCGACATGCAGGCGCTGCGCGAAGGCGCGGCCCAGGGCGGACTGGAAGCGGTCGGCTCGGTGATCCCACTGTCCCACGCGTTCGGCGGTGGCGCGCGCCGCTTCATCACCACGCCGCTGTCCGAGGCGCTGAGCGAGGGCGTCACCCAAGCCGCGCAGATGGACGCCGAGGATCTGCTGCAGGGCAAGCAGACACCGACCAGCGAGAAGCTGGCGCAGGTGCTGGACGCCATGATCGTGGGTGGCCCGATGGGCCTCATCGAGGCGGCCGGCGGCGGCGGGCCGTCACACGCCCAGCAGCGCGCATTCGGCGAGCAGGTGCAGCAGGCTGTCGCATCGGCCGACCATGTCGCACAGCTCCAGGACATCACCACCGCTGCGGCCGAAACACGGCTGGTGGAGCGCTCGCCGGCCGACGCGGAGGCGTTCGTAGCGGCGTCCGGCGCCGGCGACGCGCGGGTTTACCTGCCGGCTGACGCAGTCGCGACCCTGTTCCAGTCGTCGCCCGGCACGCTGGAAGAAGCTGTCGGCGGCCCGGAGGCGCTCGCAGAGCAAATGGCCACTGGCGACATCACGATCCCGATGGCCAAGTGGGTGAGCGTCGTGTCGCGCATGCCGAACGTCGACGAGATCAGGCGGCATGCTCGTCTTTCCGCGGACGGTATGTCCGAGATCGAGCTGGAGAAATTCAACCCGGAGGCGATCGCCCAGGAGCTGGGCATCGGGACGGAGCCGCAGGCGGGCGCTGCGCCTGCGCCAGAAGCGGCAGCCCAGGTGCAGGCCGACGTCTACGCACAGCTGCTGGCGACGCAGCGCTACACGCCGGCGCAGGCGGAGGCACAGGCCAAACTATGGGGCGCGGCCTTTGGCCGCCTCGGCGAGATGACCGGCCAAGATCCACAAGCGCTCTACCGGCAGCGTATGGCCGGTATCCAGACCGAGGCCGACGCCACGGCGCGCGGCGCGACCTCCCTGGCCCAGGGGCAGGTCCAAGCAGAGCCGGCAGCTGGGGCTGCGCTGCGCGCACGCTGGGCCACGGACTTCGACGCAGCCGCAGCAGAGTACGCCGCCCTGACCGGCAAGTTCGACTCGCGCGGCGGGGTGGTGCTGAACACCGACTTGGCCCGTGAGATGTCGCCGGAGTACCGCGCCGACCGCACGCGCAGCGCCGATGTGCACGAGGCGGCCAGCGACTTCGTCAAGGAGATGTACCGGCGCAAGCTGGAAGCACCGACCCCGGCTGGGTTGGACCCAGTGGTGCTGTTCACTGCTGGCGGCACGGGGGCGGGCAAGACCACGGGCGAGCGGGCGATCGCTGCTGCTGGAGCGATCGGTCATCCTGAGATCGTGTACGACACCAACATGAATCGCCTGGAATCTTCGGACAAGAAGATTCAGCAAGCGCTCGGCGCCGGGCGCAAGGTGAAAATCCTCTACACCTACCGCGACCCGGTGGATGCGCTGACGAATGGGGCCTTGCCAAGGGCCATGCGTATGGCGGCGGAGCATGGTACGGGCCGCACAGTGCCGCTGGCTGAACACGCCAAGACGCACCAGGGCGCATACCGCACCATCAAGGCCCTGGCCGAAAAGTACCGGACCGACGACCGCGTGGAGTTCTTCTACTTCGACAACAGCCGCGGCAAGGATCAAGGCACCTTTGTCCAAGGCATTGAAAACCTGCCGAATATGGAGGAGGATTCGTTTCATGGACGTACCACTGAGCGACCCACGAATCAAGCTGATGCAAGCGATCCTTCGCGGGGAACCGCCGGAACGCTCCGGACTCGACTCTGGCAAGCCCTCGACGCCGAGCGCGCAGCTGGCCGAATCTCCGAAGATGTCTACCGAGGCTTCGCCGGCCAACCGGTCGAAGATGCCCAGCGACTGGGGCCAGACGATCGTCGACAACCTCAACCGGCAGACCGCCAGCAAGTAACCGACCAGACCCCGCCCACCGGCGGGGTTTCTGCTTCTGAGCCCGGCATCTTGCGGCGCGCGTTCGACTCGGTGCGCCGCTTCTTCCAGACGCCGGCTGAAGACAGTGCGCCGCGCGGGCAGATCGACGTGTTCCCCGATCGGCGCATGGCGATCAGCCTGTTTCAGTCGGCGGACCTGTCCACGTTCTTGCACGAGTCGGGCCATTTCTTCCTTGAGGTCTACCGGGACGCGGCCACCGCCGAGGGTGCGTCGCCACAGCTGCGCGCGGATTTCGATGTGCTGAATGCTTGGCTCGGCCGCACCGGCGGGATGCCGCCCGTTCCGGAAGGGAAGGTGCGTGTCTATCACGGCGGTTCTATGTCCGACGCGGACACGGGCGAGGTGTACTTTTCGACCGACCGGGCCTACGCAGAAGGCTATCGCAAGCAGAACGGCGGCGATGGGGTCTACTGGCTCGACATCGACGAGTCCCTGCTGGAGCGCGACCTGGCAATGGGGCTGGTGGGTCGCAACTCGATTGCGCTGCCGGCCAATGAAGCGCGCGGCATGTCCTCGGTTTCGGAGGCGTCGCAGCCGTTCACCACTGAGCAGCACGAGCAGTTCGCGCGCGGATTCGAGGCGTATCTGGGCGAGGGCCGCGCTCCTTCGGCTGACTTGCAGTCGGTGTTCTCGCAGTTCCGCGCGTGGCTGCTGGGCGTCTACCGCACCCTGGCCGGCCTGAAGGTGCAGCTCACCGACGAGGTGCGCGGCGTGTTCGACCGCATGCTGGCCACCGAGGCAGAGATCGAAGTGGCGCAGGCCAAGTCCGGTGTGCAGCCGCTGGCGCGTACGGCCAGCGAAGCGGCGCAGCTCGGCCTCACCGAGAAGCAGTTCAGCGACTACCAGCGCATGCTTGCCGCCGCGGCCGACGAAGCCCGGGCCGAGGTGCAGCAGAAGCTGGAGGAGGCGCACAACCGCGAGCGCGAGCGCTGGTGGAAGGACGAGGCCGAAAAGGTCCGCGAGGAGGTGCAGGCCGAGATCGAGGCGCAGCCGGCGGTGCGTGCTCGGCGCATCCTATCCGGCGCTGCGGAAGCGGCCGGCGAGCCGGTGCCGCCGGCGCTGCAGGGCATGAAGCTGGATCGGGCCGCGCTGGTGGCGGACTACGGCGCCGGCCACCTTAAGAAGCTGGGCCGGGTCTACACGCGAGAGGGCGGCATTCATCCAGACGAGGCCGCGGCGATGCTTGGCTTCAGTAGTGGCGACGAACTGGTGCAAGGGCTGTGGGGCGTGGACCAGGCGCTGGCGGCGATCCCGGATGAGGTGCGCCGGCGCATGCACGAGCGGCACGGGAACCCGATGACCGATGGGACGCTGCCGGCGCTGGCGCTGGAGGCAGTGCACAACTCCAAGCGCGCGCAGGTGCTCGATCGCGAGATGGCGGTGCTGGCGCAGTTGGCCGGCGAGCCGCGGCCGAGCCGTCGCGAGCTGCGCGCCGTTGCGGAGGACGTGGTGGCGCGCAAGACCGATCGGCAGATCCGGCCGAACGACTACCTAGTCGCGGAGCGTCGCGCCGCTGCGGATTCGGCCCGTGCCGCTGCCGGTGGCGACTATGGCACCGCGTTGCTGGCGAAGCGCCGGCAAGCGCTTAATGCGGCGCTCTACGCTGCGGCGCGCCGCGCCAAGGATGAGATTGCCGGCAAGGCCAGCGACATCCGCAAGCAGAGCGAAGGCAAGGCGCGCGAGCGCCTGGGTCTGGCCGGTGCCGATTACCTGGATGCCATGGATGCCCTCACCGAAGCATTCGAGTTCCGCCCGGTGTCTGGCCGCGAGGTCGCACGCCGGCAGTCGTTGCGCGCGTGGGTGGAGGCGCGCCAAGCCGACGACGACCTGACCGCCGTCAGCGACGCACTGTTGGCACGCGTGGAGACGGAGCGCGTCACCAACTACCAGGACATGACGCTGGCCGAGCTGCGGGAACTGCACGACGCGGTGACCAACATCGCGCACCTTGCCAGGCTCAAAAACGAGCTGCTGAAGGGCAAGGACAAACGGGAGTGGAAGGTGGCGCAGGCCGAGATGGCTGGCGCGATCCGGGGCGCGCTGGCAGAGCGCGCGCCGGTCCCGTTCTCGGATGCCGACCGCACGGTGATGCAGAGCGTCGGCGCCGCCTACGAGGGCTTGCTGGACTGGGTCGTGCGGCCGGAAACGGTGGTCGAGTGGCTTGACGGTGGAGAGGCCGGCCCCTGGCACGACTACCTGTGGAACCAGGCCGAGGCCGCGCAGCAGCTGCGCATCGACTACCGCAACAAGGTCGGGGGCATGCTCGCCGACATGGCTGCCGCAATGACCAGCGCGCAGCGCGCCGACCTGCAGCGGAAGGTGTACATCCAGGGCCTGGAACGCTCGGTGTCCCGCAACACGATCGTTGCGCTGGCGCTGAACATGGGCAACGCCGGCAACCGCGACAAGCTGATGCGCGGCGGCTACCTTGCAGACGGGCGCACCATCCAGTTCACGCCGACGACCGTTGCCGAGATGCTGGGGCACCTGACGCCGGCCGACGGCCAAATGATCCAGCGGATCTGGGACGCAGTCGATTCCCTCTGGCCGGACATTGAGGCGCAGCAGAAGCGGCTTTCAGGCGTGGCGCCCGAACGTATCGAGCCGATGCCGCTTAGCTTCACCGGTGCCGGCGGCGCGCAGATCAGCCTACGCGGCGGCTACTACCCGGCGGTCTACGACCCGCGCGCTTCGCGCGGTGGCACTCAGCAGGCCAGGGCGGCCGAAGAGCGCGTGATGGGCGGGACGTTCTCGCGTGCAATGACGAGCAAGGGCCACACGAAGGAGCGGTCCGACTATGCCGCGCCGATGCTGCTGGACTACCACGCGGTGCTGTCGCGCCACCTCAATGACGTGATCACCGACCTGTCCCACCGCGGCTACGTGAAGCAGGCACTGCGCGTGCTGGAAGACGGCGAATTGAAGGGCCTGATCATCGAGCGCTTGTCGGAGGGTGCCTATCACTCGCTCTACGGCAGCGTGAAGAACTCGGTAGCCGGCGCGTCGATCGCTGAGCCTGGATCGAAGATGGCGGAGAAGCTGGCCGACGCTGTGCTGACAAACACGGCCGTGGCCGCGCTCGGCTTCCGCATCCCGCTTGTCATGGCCAACGCCGTGGTAGCGCCGATCCAGGCCGCGGCGCGCGTCGACCTGAAGTACCTGGCGACTGGGTACACCGCCTACTATCGCAACCCGGCCGCCGCGACGCGTGCCATTCACGACCTGTCGCCCTTCATGCTGGAGCGCGCCGACTCGTTGGATTCGACCTACCAGCAGGTGCTCGGCAAGCTGACGGGCAAGAAGGGCATGCGCGCGGCGGCGATGAAGATGGCCATGGAGGTGCACCGCTGGGTTGTGCCGCTGTCCGAGCGCGCGATATGGCTGGGCCGCTACCAGCAAGCGCTGGCCGAAGGCGCAGGCCCGGCCGATGCTGTACTGCTGGCTGACAAGTCGATTCGGCAGACGCAGCAGGCCGGCGCGCCCAAGGATATGTCGGCGGCCGAGCGCGACCCGCGCTACAAGTGGGTCCGCATGTTCATCGGCCCGATGATCATTATGAACAACCGTCTGCAAGAATCCGGACTGCGTGGGCTGTACCTGGGCCGCGTGCAGTCTCCGGCACGGGCCCTGGGTACGTGGCTATCTGCGGCGGTGCTGTCCAACGCGGTGTTCGAGCTGATGATGGGGCGTGCCCCCGGCGGCGATGATGACGATGACGGGGCTGGCGCCGAAGACTGGGCCGCCTGGCTCGCGCGCAAATCGCTGCTGTTCCCCTTTCAGACGTTTCCGCTACTGCGCGACGTAGCCTCGGCGGTGGACGCGGCGATGGAGGGCAAGCAGCAGTCCAGCCGGCCCAATCCCATCGTCGATGCCGGTGTGGCCCTCGCGAAGTTCGGCCAAGCCGCATGGAAGGAGGGGCACGACTGGTTCGCGGAGGACGATGAGGTCGAAGCCGAGAAGCTGATCAAGACCGGCGTGCGTGCCGCCGGGCCGGTGACCGGCCTCCCCAGCAACCAGATGCTGACCACCGGCGAGTATCTCTACGACGTGGGAACCGGCCAGTACACCCCCGACAACCCTGCCGAGGCGGCTGCGTACCTCATGTATCGCCGGCCTATGTCTGACAAGTAGAAAGATCAATCGCCAGGCCCGCCACGTGCGGGCCTTTTAATTTGGAGAGATAAATGACTGTCGCAAGCAATGACCGCCGCAAGATCTACGTCGGTAATGGGGTCGCCACGGTGTTCAACGGGCCGCGCGCATTCGTCGCGAGCCACATCCAGGTCTACGTCGGCGGCGTACTGCTGACGTCAGGGTACTCGGTCGCAAACCTCGGTTTCGGCAGCACCACGGTCACCTTTACCGCGGCGCCGGTGAACGGTGCCGGCATCGTGCTGGTGCGCACGATGCCGCTGACCCAGGACACCGACATCACCAACCAGGGCAAATTCCTCCCGGAGATCCACGAGGACGCCTTCGATGCCCGCGTCATGCAGATTCAGCAAGTGGCCGATGACACGACGCGCGGGATCAAGTTGCCGCTGACCAGCAGCAGCAATGGCGAGATCGCGGGCTGGTCGCCGCTTGGTCCTCTTGTCATCTCGGCGGACGGGCAGAGCGTGGAGGCGGGCAGCACACAGCTCACTGGCGATATGTTGTTGCGGCCGAATCTCGCCGATGCCGCATCCGGCAAAGGCGCGGCGCTGGTTGCTTTCAAGCAATCTGGCACTGGCGCTATCGTCAGGTCAGTTGCGGAAAAAGCCTACGACATACTCAGCATCAAGGACTTCGCAAAGGGGGACGGCACGACGGACGACACAGTCGCAGTGCAAGCTGCTGTGAATGAAGCGATCAGCTCGGGGCGTGAGCTGATTGTGCCGGCTGGAACCTACCGCCTCACGGCGCCAATCATTGTAGGAGGCAGGTTTGCGATGCGCGGCTGTGGCTTTGACCCTGACACGCAGAAAGGTGCGTGCTTCTTCATCGCGCATACCGGAAAAGGCTTCGACTTCACCCCGTCAAGTGGCACGCAGACCATCGGTAACGCGATCCGCGGCGTCGGCACCCGTCGTACTCAGCCGACGCCGGCAGCGAGCTGGGCGCCGAACAACCATGATTGGGACTTCTACGCCAACCAAAGCGGCGGCGGAGATTTTCTATTTGAGGACGTGGTGTTGCTCAACGCCACACTCGGCATCATCGCGACGGGCCGGGCGATGTTCCGGAACGTGCGCGGCCAGGCTTTCAAGAACTTCATCAGTACGCCGTTCAATGCCGACACCACGCGCTTCATCGACTGCCACCAATGGCCATTTTGGTCTGGCGATGCCAACGTCAAAACATACATGCTCGCAAACCTCACGGCGTTCCGGCTTGGGCGCGTGGATAACCCACTAATTGCCGGTTGCTTCAGCATCTGGCACAACGTTGGCATTGCCATCGTCAATGACGGCGCCGGGACCGTGTCAAAGCTGCGAGTCGTCAACACTGACATGGATGCATGCAACACCGGCATCCGGATTTTCACCGGGGCCGATGGCGTCACGATGTCAATAAGCAATTTCGTGACTCAAGGCGAGACCGGCGTTACTACGTCCTGGGGCCTGTGCATTGACGCAAGCAGCTGCTCGGTTGAGATGGACAACACCATGATCTCCGACTACAGCGCGCAGTGCATTTACATCGGCGGCAGCGGCAACTACGTGCGCCTGGGTCACCACACACTGCGCAACTACAACCTTGCCGCGATCGGATATCCAGGGATCGAGGCTGCTGCCGGCAATACTGTCGAGCTGACGTGCCGGCCCAGGATAAGCGGAGGCGGGGCAGGTGCTTACTTTGGGGGTGCAGGCGCCATAACCGCGCCCTTGGGCACCGGCCAAGTCGCCACAACGACCGACTCGGCGGGTGGTGTCGTTGTGAATCATGGCCTCGGTGTCGCCCCGAACAACATCCAGCTCACCCTACGCGCGCCGGATGCCGCATACATTCTTCGTGTCGACGGCATCAGCGCAACCCAGTTCATTGTCCGCGTGCGCAACGACACAGGCGCGCTCGTCGCGTCCGGCCCAGTGCAGTTCTTCTGGCGCGCTGACTACTGACGTGATCTGCTTTTCGGTGATCAGGCAGGCGTGGCGCTACTGCGCGCCGAACGTGAAGATGAAACGCTCGCCGCCCAGGTCGCCGTAGCCGTTGCCGCTGCGGCCGGTTGAGACGAACTGGAACGGGCCGGATCGACCATCGTCGCAGTTGAACACTCCGTTCCCGCGGCGCTGTTCGGCATAGACGAAGTTCCCCCGGCAGGTAGTCCCCTTGCTGGACAGCAACGTAAGGGTGCCCCCGCCGCTCATGCCACCTGTCGCGGTGCCTGTGAACGTCTCGGTTGAATTCTGTACCTGCCCGCGCACGGGCAGCGTTATGCTGCAGGCGCCAAGCAGGGCGGTCGTGGTGCAGATCAGGGCGAGGCGTGGCAGGTGCAT